GCGATCTCTTCTAGATCTTCTACGAACTCGTCACTGGCTTGTTGTTGGTCGAGCGACTCGAAGAACTTGTCTAGCCGGGTGGTTGCAGTTTCGATCCCCTCGTTCAACGGGTCGAATGCCACATCGACTCGGCCGAGGGTGGTTTCCAGTTTGTCACCCTCATCTTTGGCTTTGCTCATCGACGTTTCGAAACGCCCGAGAGGCTCCCGGATACCTTCAACTTCGTTGTTGAAGATATCGAGTTCTTCGGTGATGTTACTGACAGATGATTCGAAACGGCCTAGCGGTTCACGCATCTCTTCGGCCTGTTCGGCGAAGATCGTGAACTCATCTTTTGATTTTTTGACTTTCTCGGCGGCTTCTTCGGCTTCGTCCCCTAGGTGGCCGATTTCTGGGATGTCAACACCGGGGATTTTGTTCAACAGACCGATGATGCTGTTGATCCCATCGATGATTTTGTTGATCACCCACTTGATGCCGTCCCATGCTAGTTCAAATGCCAGCCTGAGTCCGTCGATTGCGAGACCGATGATGTCGAACTTCTTTTGCAGGACTACAAATATCGCTATCAGCGCTGCGACTGCGATGATGATAAGCCCGATCGGGTTGGCGCTGAGGGCGGCGTTGAATAGCCACGTGACCGCTTTCGCTATAGTGGTCGCTGCTGTGTAAACCTTCATCGCTATGTTGACCGCAACGATCGCCGCAGCGACGCCACCCAAAGCGATCCCTAGCCCGATGACCACGTTGGTGTGGTCGGCCATAAACTGGAACAGGCCGATGATCACCGGGATCACCGTCTCGACCAACGGCAACAATGCCATCCCGATCTGCTCAGACATCTGAGAGAATCCGACTTTCATCTTGTCGGTCGAGTTCGCTGTTGCCTCTGCGGTGCCACCAACCTGTGTCTCGATGGCACCGAGGATCATGTCTTGAGCCTCGAGCAGTTTGCCGGACTCTACCAGAGTCTTGATTTTTTCTTTCTCTTGGTCGGTGAATGTGACGCCCGACCGGGCGAGCGCAGAAATGCCTTTGATCGGGTCGTTCAATGCTTTGCCGAGTTGTTTGGCGTTGTCGGTTGCAGAACCGAACCCGGCGGCCGCCATGTCAACCGTCAACTGTGTCGCACGGTCGAAAGCACCGCCGACTTCATCGGCGGATTTGGCGATATCGCCGAATGTCAGCAGCAGCGCTTGCGATTCTTTGATCTGGTTCTGGTCGACTCCGGTCAGCCGTGCTGTTGCCTCTGCCTGTTTGACCAGTTTCGCTGCTACTTCGTCGCTGGCATCGCCGAACAGCCCCATCGAATCGGCGATCTGTCTGATCCGTGCGTTAGAGGTGGCGGCCTGTTCGCCTGCGGCGACGAACTTGGCCGCTGCGGTGCCCAGCGCAGCGAGACCGGCGGCGGCTGGCACGAACGCTTTTTTCAAGCCGAAAGAGATCTTTTGGCTCTTGGTCTCTAGTCGTTTGAACTGCGACATCGTTTTGTCGATGCCACGTTGGAATCCTCGACTGTCGGCGTTGATCAGTACGTTGATCACAGATGACTTGGCCATCAGTAAAGCCTATACTTTCTGATGAGCGCTGACAGCCTTTTTTCGTAGATATCGACCACTTCGTTGCGTCGTTTGTCGAGGGCGTCGTATAGGAATGGCTGTGGGCTGATGTTGCGGGCTGGCCAGCCGAAGTGGATCGGGGCAGCGTATGGGACTCGTTTGGTGCCTGCCCTGACTCGTGCCGATTTCTGGGTGCCTGATGCTCGCAGTGTTGCTGCGAGCCGCCCGGTGCGCACCGGTACCAGCCCGGCGGCTGTCTGTTTGACTTTTTCGGCCGCTTCGGCGTTCATCTCTTTTAGCGCACCTTTGGCGGCGTCTTTGTCGAGGTCTTTGCCGAGCCGGTTCACAGATCGCCGGATGTCTTTGATCCCGTCGATCCTGACCGGTTTTGTTTCGCTCATCTGCGGGCTGCCCTTTGTTGTGCTTTCGCTTGGTCTTCTAACACTAGCAAGATCGCACGTAACATCCGGGTGTCGGCTGCGAGATATTGGGGCGCTATACCGGTGGCCACTGCTGCTGCGGCCACCAGATATGTCACGCTGTCTCGTCTAAAGGGGCGGCGGACTCGTCGACGATCTCAACGGCAGCGACCGTGTCGAGCCATGTGTCGAATGGTTTTGGCTGTTTGCCTGCGTATTTTGAGGCGCACCAGCCGAGCCAGTAGACATGCTCCATTTTGAGGTCTTGTGAGAACGCCTTGCCGATACCGGTTTTGTGTTGACGTTCGAACTCGACCTGTACCTTTGGCGTGACCGGGTATGTCCCGGTTTCGCCGTCGTCGGTGGTTACGGTGATCTTTAGATCGATCATGGGTAGTTACTCCTTGGAGTTGATCAGGATGTTGCTGTGGTGATTGCGCCGGACACTGGCCATGTGACCGATGCCGATGCGAGGTCGCCGACTGCGCCGCTGAGCAACGGCCATTCGGTGACAAGCACCGTGGCGCTGAATTGCGGATTGGTTGCTGCGGTGGTCTCGTTCACTGGTTTGATCGTGACAGCGGTGGTGCTGCCGATCAGTGGTGAGATGGTGGCGTGAACCTCTGATGCTGCGAAATCCTCATGGAAATCGAGCGAGAGGCTGTGGTCGCCGAGACCTGCGATGCGGGTCACTGCGGTGTCGCCGAATGCCGTGGTTGCTACCTCGGCGTAGTTTTCGGTCAGGGTTACTGATGCGATGTGGTCAGATAGATCGACCCCACCGATCGTGATTTCCGGGTTGGTGATGACGAACTTGGCCACGAGCCTCAGTCCTCCTCTTGGTCAGCCACCTCGCCTTTGACGGCTGGTGGGGTTTTGTTTGCTATTGGTTGCAGATGGCCGCCATCGATCAGATGTTGGATGTCTGCGCCGGCGAGTTGGTCAGCGGTGACTTTGTCGCCGGGGTTATACCCGCATACTTTGTGTGTGCTGGTGATCTCGTATTTTGTGTTGCTCATGCGTGCACCGTGATGTTGAAATCTATCGCTAGGTAGGTGGCGTCTGCTTGTTGCAGCATCCGTATGTTACCTGCAGAGTTTACGATACTCGTTTGTGCGACGCCACCTAGCGTCCGGTCGGCTTCGATTGCTGCTCTGACTGATGATGCTCCGTCGTAGGCGCTATATGTGTACAGGGTTTTTTGGGCTGCTCTGTCTGATGTCCGTCCGACGATCACTGTGACGGTGAATGTCTGTTGGACGTTGCCACCGGCGAAGCCTCCCCAATATTCGATGGTGTCGGGCATGACAAATGCGCAGGGGATTCCGTAGGAGTCGGGGACGTGGTCGTAGACTCGTAGCCCGGTGATGGTGGCCAGTCTGGTTTCTAGCCCGGTGGCGATCTGTTGTGGTGTGGCTGGCATCAGTGGACGAGCACTTGTTCACGGCGGTATGGGGCGAGCAGGGCGATGGCTACGGGGTGCATGGCTTGGCGTAGCCGCATGATGCCGATGTCGCCGAAGCCGGCGATGCCGAGTGGTGCGTCGGCGGATTTGAAGATCGACACGGCTTGGATTTGTGCTGCTTGTTCGACGGGGAGTGGCAGGTAGTGGTCGATGGCGTCGGGGTTTGCCCATCCCCATCGGGCGGTGATTTGGATGACGGCTTGGCCGTAGTCGCTTGGCCATTCTCTGGCGTCGATTGCTCGGATTCGGGTATATGGCCAGTTTTGGCCGCCGGTTTTGCCGTTGAGCGGTTCGAGTTGGTAGTCGCTTGCCGCCCATGTGGTTTCGAATATGCCGTCGCTGTCTTCGTCGGTTTTGACGATGAGACCGGTGGCGGTGGAGATGTCGTCGACTTGGAGCAGCCATGGTGTGTCGGCGGTGAATACTCGTGCGGTGGCTGTGGCTTGTTGGACGAAGTGCCGGTCGCAGTAGTTTTGGATCATTTGGGTGGCGGCGTCTGCAGCCATGGTTAGCCGGTTGTCGTCAACTGCGTCGCTGATGCCGAGGATCTCTTTGAGGTCGTCCTCGGTTACGAGTCGGTCGGTTAGATGCGCCATGGGTATAGTGTACTGTGGCGGTCGGCGGGTCGCTATCTGGTTTGATCGGGACGGCGAGCCGTCCAGCGGATATCGGCAGGTCTCCGCTGGACATCGATCTGGATGTCGACGAACCCGGTGTCGTGCAACCAATCGAACAGGTCGGATTTGTCGATGTTGGCGTAATGTTCGCCCTCTCTCAGCCGGTTGCCATCGACAGCCGAGTGCGGGGGTCTGCCCACCCCGGCAGCGGTACCGATGAACTCGCCGCCGGGTGTCAACATCTCGAACGCTGCCGCCACAATGTCGGCGGCTCTCGGTGTGTGCTCCAACATCTCGGTGGTGACGACACATTCGACCGGTT